AAGAAGTCCAGCCACATTTGAACCAAGAGCACCAGCTTGCGATGCCTGCTGCACAGCAGATGCCTGGCCTCCACGGTACAGCGCTTCAGTAGCGCCCAATCCGGCCCCTGCAATGCCACCAAGTCTGCCGTACTGTTGCTCAATGGCCTGTTGCAGCATCTGTGGACGAAACTGAGCCAAAGCGGCCTGGATGTTGCCGCCACGCAAGCCACCAGTGGCCGAAGCGCGCTGCAGCAATGCGTTCTCGCCTTGCTGGATTTGGCTTTGCAAGAATGGACTGGATTCGACTTGGCTGATCGCCTCACGCTGTGCTTCAGGGCCAAGAATTCCAGCCAGTGCTTGTTGCTGCCTGAATGCTGTTTCTCCAGCCTGCTGGAACGGACGGAACCCACCAATTGCTTGTGTTCCTGCCTGGACGTAAGGGGCCAGCAACTGCTGGATTGCATCAAACTGTCTGCGCTGCTCTGCAATGCCAGCCTCACTGGCTTGGACTTGTGCCCCTGCTGCTTCGCTGGCTGCATCAGCCTGCATCATGCCGCCAAGCAGCGTAGTGCCGCCAGCGATTAGGCCAGTTACTGGATCAGGCATGGCCAAACTCCTTCATGTAATCTTGGAAATCTTCACCGTACAAGGCCATGACATGGTGCGCGACTTTGGTTGCTGCGTCTGCGCCATGACATAACTGCACGGCCATCAGGACAACATCGTAATACCCAGCACGCCAGATGTAAGACCTGGCGTCTGCTTTGCCTTGGCGTTCTGCTGTATCGGAGGCTTGCCACTTGAGAATCATCACGCCGACGATGGGCGCAAGCATAGATGCGTTGGCTTGCCAGAACTGGTTGTGATTCATGGCCACCAGCGTGTTCCAGATGGTGGCGTTAAGTTCGCTACGCTCGACAGGATCGCCGTCAGCCACGTCGTCGAAAACTTGGATGGCCTGCCATAGCATCATCAGCCACTCGACGGCCGATGCGGGAAGGGCAAGAACCCGTTGCAGGTTCTCGATCAGGCTTTCCTCGCTACGCATGTGCAACCCTCCATGACGGGATGAGCTGCTGGTGGCCCGGACGACTCAGCGCCTCTATTTTCACACATTTGCTTGCTTTTGCAAGCAGGCATGGCAAAATGGAACGGCAGCTTACCCGACGGGGGACAGGCGACTCATCACCGCTTGCTGCATCTTTCGATGGCTTTCCACTCTGATGAGGTGCGACATGATCACACAAGACCGTCTGCGCGAGCTTGCGCATTACTGCCCTGAGACGGGCCAATTCACACACCTGCAGTCCGACCGACGAAAGAAGGCTGGCATGCCTGCTGGGTCGATTCGCCAGGATGGGTACGTCTACGCCATGTTTGACGGCAAGCGCGCCTTGGCACACCGCTTTGCATGGCTGTACATGACTGGCGAATGGCCGACGCAAGAGATCGACCACATCGACGGCAACAAAGCCAACAACGCCTTTGCGAATCTGCGCCAGGTAAGCAGGCAGGCCAACACCGAAAACAAGCGGCAGGCCAAGCGCACCAGCACGACCGGATTGCTTGGTGTCGTCAAGCATCGCGACAGGTTTGTCGCTGCAATCACGCACAGCGGCAAGCGCACGTACCTTGGCACCTTTGAGACGCCAGAGGCCGCGCATGAAGCCTACGTGGAGGCAAAGCGAGAGTTGCATCAAGGCTGCACCATTTAATCGTCTTCCTGCTCTCTTTCCTCCCACGCTTGGCATGACCTCATGTCATGGCAAATGAAGTCGAACTTTTTGCAGTAGCCGCGATACCCTGCTCCATCATCCCACTGGTTGCGTGGGATTCTGTCCATCTTGGCTTGCGTCAGCGGGTCATTGAAAAAGTATTCGCAATTGGAGCAGCGACGACGACGAGCCTCTTTCTCGTCAACCTGCATGGCCTTGGCAAGCCCCATCCAGTACGGCTTGTTCGCGCCCGGCTCGTTGGAAGGGTTCTCGGGTCCAAGCATCCAGTCCTCGATCACCACCTGGGTGTTCTTCTTGTTATCGGCTGCCGTGATGAACGGCATGGTTTCTGGCAGGCCGGTGAAGCCAGCCATCATGATCTTGGGCATGTCCATGGTTTTCTCCTTCAAGTGATCTCGCGGCCACTGGCGCGAATGGTCAGCGATGTTGCTGCGCTGGCGATGGTAGAAATGAAGCCGCCCGGCTCAAGAACCTGGCCGACCAACTCGGGGAAAGTGTAGGTCTCATCCGGTGCGATGGCACGAGTGTCCACCACCAAGTTGCTGACGCCAGCCGAGCCGCCACTGGTCACCAGGTTGACGCTGATGGTCACGTTGCCTGCGCTGGTGTTGGTGGCCGTGAACTTGTCGATGATGGTCTTGCAGTTCACCGCCGTGTACTGCGTGGTCTGAAGGTTCTCGGCTTGCTTGGCCGGAATCAGTGCTTTGACGAGGACGCTCATGTTTTCTCCTTAGATTGCTTCGGCACCGCTGGCCGTGATGGTCAGGCCGACAGCCGCCGCCTGGACTTGGATGGTTTCGCCAGCGTTCATCACTTGCACGCCGTTGTACTGCAGCGCGTTGTTGGCAGGCACTTGGACGTCATACAGGAAGGCGTTTGCAGCGCCTGCGACACCAGCGACAGGAACCAGAAACACGCGCACGTTGATGGGCGCGCCAGTGGTGTTGGCAATGCTGAACTCTTTGAGCAGCGTGCGGGTGGCAGCCGGGACCGTGTATAGCGTGGTGACGCCGACACCGATAGCCGCCTGGCCAAGTTTGGTTGGGGTGATGTTCTGGAATGCCATGTCACATGCTCATCCATTCAAGCACCTGCACAGCAGATGCGGGTTTGTTTTCCCAGCGGGACTGCGTGGCATCGTAGAGCAGCACATCGAAGTCGTTGGGGGTTCCGGTGCCGTTGATGTAGACGTCTTGCAGCCGGGCCAGCGACTCGGCAATGGTCATGCGCACGAAGATCGAGCCGGAGCCACCGCCGCCAGCGTTGACGACCACTGCCACAGGCACATCGATGCTGGGGGCTTGGGGCTGGACATTTGTCCAGGTGCCAGGTGCTGCCGGATCGAAATAGAGCAGGTCGCCATCGTTCCAGACTTGGCCATAAGGTGCGCCAGTGGTGTCGAAGCCGCGCACCAGCCCAAAGTTGGTGACATAGCCGAAGTCGTTGTCAGCAACGTCCTGTGTGGTTACGCCCATCATGTAGTCGGCCAAAACCGATCCGTCAGCGATGGCCAGGCCAAACGTCAGCTTGCCAGATGACCCGATGGTGCCGGTGAACATCACAGGCGTTCCGTTGGGGATCAGACCGCCGCTGGTGTTCTTGGCGTAGTACATCAACTCCTGACCGACCTGCAGCACGCTGCCGCCGTACAGGCCAACGTCCATCGTGCCATCGTCCTGGTTCCACTGCACGCGCCGTGCCTGCGACACATGGGGGCCGATCTCTGGCAGGTCGATGTAGTCAGTCACCACCGAGTTGTTGTTCTGGATGACCGGGGCCGTGGCCAGCATCTCCAGCGCGTTGGCAATGCGGCCAAGAGCATCCAAAGCCTGCACAGCCTTTTGGTCGGCCGCGCCGCTGTTGGTGGCTGCGTCTTGCGCCAATCTGACGATCTGCGCCAGTGCCTCATTGGCCGCAGCGTCCGCGTTGCCTGCCTGGATGCTTATGCCGGTGGTGTCGCTGGAAGGCGAGACCTCGTCAGCAACCTGAAACAGACGCTCGAACTGCTTGATCTGCTCGTGGTTCTTCAGAAACGTGGCAAGCTGATCGCGGGTGAGGTTGAGTTTTTGCGTGGCCATGGTCAGTACGCAAGCGCCTCAATTTGTGCTTCAAGCCTGGCGAACGACAGGTGCGCTTGCGTGTCGCCACGGAAGCGCTGGATGCGCCAGTTCAGCATGTGGCCTTGCTGGAACCAAGCCAGGCGCTTCTTGGTGCTGCCTGTGGTGCCAACTCGGATGGGTCGGTCCTGACTCCAAGCCAGGCCGTCTACCGAGTAGCTGGTGCTGATGATCGGATCGACGCCCAGCGCCACGCGGCCGGTCAACGCGACCAGTTCCAGTTCATTGAAGATCGCACCATTGCCCTCGTTGTAGGCGATCAGCGTGCCGAACTCCCAGCGCACGATCTGTCCCCAATGGCTGCCAATGTCCTGCACCATGTAGCCGATGGTGCTGGACTGCGGATCGCCCACCAGCCACTTGTCGTAGGCCCACACCAGGTTGCGCGCACGGTACTGGCTGAAGCCGACCTGACTGGTGGTCAGCGTAAACCAGACCTGCTCACCAAGCGCCTCGCTGGCCGCAGCGTCATAGACGATGGTGCGATCCGGCAAGTGCACGTACAGGTGCTGATGGTTTTTGTCGTTGCGTGCTTCCAGCTTCACCGTGGCCAGTTGCGCTTCGTTGTAGTTCATCAGCAGCATGTCAATCTCTTGCGTGCTGATCTTCTGTGCCGTGGCATTCGCGCCCAAGTAAATGCCTGGCTGCTCGTTGCGGCCGCTTCCAAGAAAAGCCACCGTTTCCAGGTAGATGCAGCAGCCAAACGTGCCAATGACGCCCTTCTGAATCTGCGCGCCGTCGATGCGCTGGAACGGGAAGAAGTC